AAAGTAAGCAGCGGCTTGAGAGCTTGCTGCCGCCACTAAGTACCCTTGGCCCCCGTTTGCCGCTATCCCTTGGGTTGCTGATGCGCTAGCGAGTGTGTTGGGAATAGCCGTTGTCCCCACCAGCAAGTTACCGCTGCTGTCGAGGCGCATCTTTTCACTATCATTTACCATGAAAGTAAGTGTACCTTGATCGCCTGAAGGAGTAGATGCACCTGAAACTGTACCAATTCTAGCAATTTTAGTAGAATCAATAATGTCCATTTGAACACGATACTCACCAATACTAAAATTGGCAGCTTGGTATGTAGAAGCTATTGAACCATCAACAACAAGTTTTTCGGTTTGTGCTGTTGTCCCAATCCCAACATTGCCATTACCTTTGATTACGAGGTCAGCGTTAGTATCTGTCTGGTGATCTGCATTGAAGCGTAGTTCGTTATTTGCCGCCGCACCGTCAGCACCCGCATCAAACGTAATAGAACCTGAATTACCATCACCACCATTGTCTGCTTTTGCGTACAAGCCGATAGTCGCAGCTTCACCCGTAGTGCTGTTGCGTACCTTTAGAAGCTGACTTGTGGTGGCTTCCGTATCCGTACCATCCACAGTCAGCCCATCGCTGGTCAAAGTCCCAGTGATGTCTACACCTGTGCTGGTGGTGGCGAGTTTGAGGGCGTTGTTGTAGTATATTTGAACGGATGAATTTTGGTTTAGAGTTAGTCCAGCTTCTCCATCTGGAGTTTGCAGTCTTAAATCGTTGCCTGCTTTTATGTACAAATCACCTGTGCCAACTTCGTCAATGTAACTATGCGACCCATCATGGTAAATCTGTAGGTCAGACCCAGCGCCGAAGATGGCTTTGTCGTTGTCGCCGAAGGATAGATCGCCCGTCATAGTATCGCCAGTGACATTTACAAAACGGCTATCCGCTTCTGTCTCTGTGTAGTAGCGCCCATCTAGGTTAACAGATGCCAGACTTGTAATATGCCCATACCCATCAAGAGTAATATCTTGAATGACTGTGCCATTAGAGTTGTTCACAGATGCTTGGCTAGATGTGTCAGCGTGAGATAGTGTGTCATTTGATTTAGTTAGACCACTACCTGCTTTAGTAATAATCTCTACGCCCGTTACCTTTGCTTTACCGCCACTACTACCTGGAATTAGGTTAATACCTGTGATTAGGGATGTACCAGTTTGACCTATTTCAATGTCACTGCCTGTGGCCTGCTTTATTAGGTTACGTAAATAGTTACCATCATCAACAAGGATTTGATCTCCTTTATTGACAACTAATGCAGAAGTAGTGTTTGTATCTATGCCTGAAGTAAAGCTACCGCCCTCTGCGATAAATACATCAGCCGTCAAATTACCAAAAGTAACATCATCTGTAGGACCTACAGACTGACCGATAGAGATACTATCAGCATTTACAGTGACACCTGTACCAGCACCTACGTTAAGCGTTCTATTAGCTGTAAGGTTTCCACCACCAGTAAGACCATTACCTGCAGTAATAGTACGAGAAGTAGGTACTTTATCATTTAGTTCAGTCTGTAGACCATCTACGTTAGAGATAACGTGTGCGTGTGAATCATCCTGTACAGCAGCAGTAATATTAATGTTAGCAGAACCATCAAAGGTTGCACTACCAGTTACATCACCGGAGAGTTGTACAGTACGAGCAGTAGCAAGTTTAGTAGCTGTACCTGCATTGCCTGTGACGTTGCCTGTGACATTGCCTGTTACGTTACCTATAATAGCCGCTGTGACTTGGTTAAACGTAACATTGTCTGTAGTACCCACATCCTGCCCAATAGCAAATGTAGTGCCTGTAAGAGTAAGCCCTGTACCAGCGGAATACACAGCAGTCTCAGCTATAACAGTAAACGTAATATCTGTAGTACCAAAGGTAATAGTACCTGAAGTATTCATCACATACAGTTCACCAGCGCCTGTAGCACCTTCTTTAACAAAGAAGGCATCACCCTCACCAAACGCATCAGGGTCAGATGCACCGTAGCTGTCAGCGTCTGTAGCACGAGTAAGTACCCAGTTAGTGCTACCACTACCTACAGTAGTAACTGTGTAGATACCGTTTTGAGTAGCATCTGTTTGTTCATACACAAGTACACGATCACCGGAGCTAAGAGCTACACCATCAATAGTAATAGCTTCCTGTGTACCAGCATTAGTAAGGGTAGCTCCTACACCATTTGTACCATTGTTATACGTAACATTAAGATTAAGAGGAGCCTCAACACGTACAGGCGTGTGGTAGTGAATACCTGCAGCAGCAATAGTATCTACGTACTCTTTTGTTGCGGCTCCTAGTGCAGTAGTGGGATCAGCATTCAGGATAAGCGCACCAGTCATAGTACCGCCAGAGCGCATTAATGCACCAGCAGCAGCTACGTTAATAGCGTCTGTTACATCAGCGTTCTGTTCTACTGTATCTAGCTTTGCACCATCTGTTGCAACATCACGTCCATCAACAGTACCTGAAACTGTAATGTTAGCGAAGTCTACATCATCACCTGCAAGTGCAGCATGTGCAGCAGGGTATGTCATAAAGACATCTTTAGTACCTGCAGAGAAGTCTTCAGCAGATGTACCGTTAGATCCAGCTAAGACAGTAGTACGTGTAAGCGTGTTACCTGTGTTCCACGTACCTAGACCTACTTCCCATTCGTCTACCCCAGAAGAAGTATGCACAATAGCGTAGTAAGTAGTATCACCATTAGTCATATATGACTGAAACGAATCAAAAGTAGAAGTAGCACCACCCAGAGCAATAGCTCCTGTACCAGTAGATGTTGTACCTTCTTTGACACGATCTTTGATGATAAACGCCATTGTGCAATAACCTTATAGTTTAGTTTAGCTGATGCGGATTACAGCGTTAGAAGCGTCTGCTGTTGGGAATACAACAGTGAAGTCACCGCTTGTAGAAGTAACAGTACTACCAAAGTTAAAAACAGCAATAGCTTTGCCACTCTGAGAGCTATTATAAATAATAGCACCATCAGCAGAGATAGTCAAGTTAGCGAATACTTCATCAGCGAAGTCTACGATAGCAGTACTACCCGCTAGAGTAATAGTAGCAGAGTCTAACTCTTGACCGCCAGCAGTGTAGTTAGTACCTACCGCTTCGTCTGTGTTACCAGTGATGTCTGAGTAATTAGTAGTGCTGGAATCATAAGTACCAGCAGGAGAGGCTTTAATGAGAGCCACTTTGAGTGTATCTGTATCCAGATCGTGAACACCCCCAAGAAGCTCTTGCTTGAAGCTGTTGCACATTGCAGTTGTAATAGCCATCTTGAGATGTCCCTTTTATGTATGAAGAAAGCACAAAGGGGCCAGCACGAAGCCAGCCCCAATGTTAAGCCATTAGGCAGTGTTGTAACGTGCTGTGAGAAGTGCCTCTGGACGCAGGATCTTGCGACCATAGAGATGCATACCACGCACGATGTCAGCAAAGCTGTCTGGGTCACGGTAGTTCTCAACTTTGTTGATCTGCTCAGCAGAAGCAACAGCATCGTCCTGACCAGCTACGATAACACCGTAGTCATCGGACTGGGCAGATGTACCTGATTTACTAGCACCGCCAGCAGTGTCTTTAACAGGCAAAGCGTTGGACACATAAACACGGAAGCCGTGGACGTTGTTCAACACCAGACCGTTTTGCAAGCCAGCACCGCCGAAGTCACCGTTCAACAGGCGTGAGTCTTCATCTTTCAGCATCTCAATGAATACTGGATCAAGAACAACCCAACGACCACGTGATTCTACATTTGCTTGATCCATCTTACGAGCCATACGTGCAAGTACAGTCAATGGGGAAACAGTTGTAGCTGACAGGGCAGTTGCACCTGGCAAACGTGGTGCCAATGGAATGGAGTCGCCTACACTAGCTGTAGTAGAAATGGTCAAGTTACCGAAGGCCTTTGCGTCTAGGTGATTAGCTGAAAGATATTCACCTTCTACTGAAGGATCGGTCAGGACAGTGCCATGCTGTGCATCGCCAGTAGATGTAGCAATAAATGCACCTGCAGTTGTGTGACCTGAGAGGTACGACAGTACGTCTGTGTCCATTGCGTCTGCCATTTTATATGCAGCACGATCAGCGGCCAAAGATGTGAAGTCTACGTTTGCAAACTGCTCTTCAATGTCATCCATTTTGAAAGCAAAGTAGTTTGCTTGGTCAATGGTGAGCGAGAAGTCACTGTCTTCAAGGCGTTGAGCCGTGATAGAAGAGTGACGCTGCAGAGGGTTGACTGTTACGTCTGGCTCTTTTTGGATGCGAACAGTGTCGCCTTGGTTTGCAATCTCACCGAAGTAAGAGTTGTGAGTGATTGCGTTAGTAACAGCAGAGCGGCGCAGTGCGATCTGTGCTTGTTTGGAGTAAATAATCGGGGAGAAGTTCCCGTCAAATCCACCTGATCCTGATTTTGCAATAGCCATAATAATTCTCCTTTATAGATATGGCGTGAGATTTAGACACTACATATCCACAATAAAAGAGGCTCATTGTTTTAGGGTAGTCAGCATTGCTATCAGGATGGCCGTCCTTCAAGCGCCGGGCCTATACTCAGAGGTAGTTCTTCGTGTGGTTAGTGCTTAGTGAAAAGCATGTACAGGCAGTTTATGCCTGACACTGTACATGCCTATAGTTTTATCTATGATTGAGGGATTGTCAAACTATTTCTTACTCATATCATAGATAAACTTACCAGAGCGCTGAGCATCAAAGATCTCATCCATGCGCTTCTCGTATTCCTTCATGGACATTTTAGCTACCTGTGACTCTGACATATACTTAGATGAGTCATCCGTGTCAGGGGTAGAACGTCCTTTAGCTTTAACTGAGGATGCTGCTGCTTTGTCTGAGCTAGACACACCCTTAGTCTTAATACCTTGATCTGACTTATAAAGGTCAATAACACGTGCAACAGACTTAGCGTCTTCACTGTTCTCGTAGAGTGCATCCTGTACAACTTTAGGCTGCTTCTCTGCCCAAGAGTGGAACGCATCGTCAGCACGAATCTCTTGGAAGTCAGGGTGATAGGAGAGCAACTCTGCTTCTGCCTTCTCACGTTTAGCTGTAGTACGTAAAGCTTCAATCTCCTTTAAGCGTCCATCTAGTTCTGAGGAACGCTCACTAGCTTTCTTATCTGCAATAGCTTCTACGATACCTGCAATGTCGGGGTACTTCTTAGCCCAAGCTTCTACTTCGTCTTCTGACTTAGGTAGTACAAGCTCATTCTTAGTAGCCGCTTCAAGTTGAGACTGTAGCTTATCAAGCTGTGCCTGAAACTCTTTCTCTTTCTCTTGAGTGTGGCGGCGTAGATCACCATAACGCTTCTTGAAGTTCTTTTCTTCAGCACTCAGATCTTCTTCTTGTGCTTCAGCTTTTGGTTCTTCTTCTTGTTCGGTAACACTCTCTGCCTGAACTGGGGGTTCGCTAGGCTCTGAGCTATCGGGTTCCGCTTCAACAGCTTCTTCTTCTGTTTCATCTTGTGTTACACCTGCTTGTTTAAGCAGTTCCTGTAGCTCCTCCTCATCACGTTGTACACGAGACAAGTTGCGTTTGTGTGACATTGAGTTAGTCTGGATGGCTTCCGACATTTTATTCTCCTTATGTTGGGGCCAGCATTATTGCTGGGTAGCCTTATTATTATATGGTAGTCTTAGTAGTTACTTCTTCTTTTTCTTCATCAAGCCGCCCTTATTTAACATACCGTATTGAGCTTCTAATTCTCTCTTAGTGCTTGTAGCAGCTTTGTAAGCTTTTGGACTTTTCTTTTTTAATTTTTCTAAGTTTTCAGTAGTTTTAGATGCTTTTGCTGCAGCGGCAGTTTTCATCATTTCTTTATGGGCGTCACTACCACCATCATCACCACCCTGCTTTTTAGGAGTAGGTGTAGGAGCGACTACATCATTGCCAGTACTGTTTGCAATACCCGGCTTAAGAACCTTACCCGTTGCTGTTTCAACAAGTACGCCATTCACGTATTCCATACCGTCATCTGGCGTTAGTAGATTAGCTAATCCCTCAGTGAAGCTGTTACGTGCTTCACCGTCTTCACCAAGACCACTCAAACGGTTATGAATAGAAACCCACTCGTCACGTTCGGCACCCTGTACCTTAGGATCTTCTAGTTTAGCAGTTACACCCTCAAGCATCTTCTGGTTTTGGTGCCGTTTTGCGATAGCCATAAAGCCGCCTACAATAGGACCGCCTAAGACTGTAGCTAGATTAGAGAAACCTTTTGCCAACATGCTATTGTTTTGATCTAGTGTCTTTTCATACTGCTCAATACCTACGTCAGGGCTAGTCCAATCAATAGACTCACTATTTTGAGCTTCACGCATCATATTTTCATGATCAGTATTGTTATTATCATCTGGTGGAGTGACTACACCTAATCCTTCAGGTACAGCAGGTACAGCAGGTGTAGTAGGTGCAGCAGACTTAGCTGTGTAACCTTCTGGGATAACAGATTGTGCTACACCATTGATAAACTGAATGTAAGTTACTTCTCCGTTAGGACCAACGTACTCTCGCATCTCAATACCGCTAAGATTAGGTACTGACATAGTACCACCAGATGTAGAGCTAGAAATACCTGTAGCTTCAGTCATGTCAGTTACAGCTGAAGGAAGGGTTAAACCACCATCAGCATAACCACGCATGTAACCACCCATGTTCATCATAGGTTGTTCTTCTGATTCATCGTCAACAATCTGTAACTCAGAGATGTCAAATGGAAGTTCGTCTTCAGCCATCTCCATACCGATAGGCTCACCACCAATACGACCATTGGCTTCCATCTCAGCAAAGCCACGCTTAGCTTCTGCACGTATATCCTCAAAGAATTTAACACCAAAGAAGCGTACTACGTCAGCAGGTACGACATACTCACCTTCACTCAGTTGAGCAGGGATGTCATCACGTACTTCTTCTGGCATAGAGCCTACTGGTACTTCGTTGCCTGATACAGGGTCTACACGTTCACCTGCGTCACCGAAGGCCATTTCCATCTGTTCATCCATTACTGCTCCGCCCTCGTTAAATTTTGATATAGACCCCATTCCCTCCGGTGCTGCCGCTGTAGCGTCTACCTCGATATAGTCATAGAGTGGGTGTTCTTTCTTAC